GTGGCGTTGTTTGTGTACCAGTACCAGTTCCCGTGCCAGTTCTCGTGCCAGTTCCCGTCGCTGTACCTGGTCTTCCTGGTGGTTTTACGGTTGGTGTTTGTGGTTTTGTGCCTGGTTCTGGTTTTGGACCTGGCGCTGGTGTTGGTTTTGGACCTGGTGCTGGTGTTGGTTTTGGACCTGGACCTGGTGCTGGTTTTGGACCTGGCGCTGGGGCTGGTGTTGGTTTAATTACTGGTGGTTTAATTACTGGTGGTTTAATTACTGGTGGTTTGATTGGAACAAATGCCCTAATAATTTGTCCAGTTTTTGGATCAGTAAGCACTTTAACTATAAACCCAGCAGGAGCTTTAAGTGCTGATGCATCTCCTGCAAACTCATCAAGAACTTCAACATCTAAAACTTCAGCGCCAAGTTCTTCTCCTAAACGATTTACTAATTGTTGGTGGGACTCTTCCCAGGTGTTAGTATTGTCACATTCGGAGAGTTCGGATTCACTTTCCCATTCATTTTTTTTTTTTCTCCCCCATTTTCTGAGAATCTCATTTCTTTAGGGGTTAACCCAATTTGATTTTCATCAATCTGTATTTCATATCTCCAATCAGAAAGAGATTCTGATCGTACCTTTTTGTTTTTCTTTTTCTTTTTATTAAATTTACCATCTACTTCACCGTCTTCGTATCCTTCTCCATCTCCATCATCATCCCACCATCTTTTGACATGCTTACCTTCACTCACACCGCCAGGTTTGTTACTTGTTTGAGTTGGTGCTTTTTCTGATGATCCAACTTCAACAACAGTTTTATATCTTTTCCTCAATTCTGAAATCTTTTCCCTAGGAACTTTTTTCTCAAACGTTCTACCATCTTCTGTGGTAATTCTTACAAGAACCTTTTCGCTTTCCTCAGCAATCTGCTGACCTTCTGGTTCATAACCAGCAGATAATGCAACCTGACGAATTTGTGATTTCTGTTCACCAGGAAGTTTAGAGTTTGCAATATACTTGTCTAAATACTGTTTGATTTCAAGATCAGTTTTACCCTGCGCTTTCATTTTAGCAACTCTCGATTTTAAATCATATCGAGTTTGTGTCGCGGCAGTTTTGATATCACCACGAAGTTTTCTTCTTTCTTGAAGATCACTCTCATCTAAAATTTCCGATCTAAAATCTTTATATACTTCCGCCCAGGGATTAGACATAGTAACTAAATAAAAAAATCTTTTACTAGACTTATTTATAAGACGACTTAATTTTAATCTTACCACTAAAAGGTTTTATTGGTTGTCCTGGGGTGTATTCTTGTGCATGTTTTCTATATTCACAGGTTCCAACTTCATATACTTCCTTCACATCTGTAATCCATGCCTTAAACATATTTCCATTTTCAGTCACACAAATTAAATGATTAGATCCTCTTCTAGTAACTCTTCCTATTTCCCCAGTATTAATTTTCTCAACTAAAGTTCCCTCATTGAAAATATTACCTGCAACATATTCTTCTCTTATTTGATCTGGAGTTAAATCAAATAAAACTGGTTGAGATAACTTAGTTGACTTTGAAATGAATTCGGAAAAATTTTTCATTTATTATTTAACAACAGATGTATTAATGCTGTTTTTTGTTTGGTGAGTTTGTTTTTTAAATCCTTAGATTTACTTGTTTTAATTTGAGATTCCAAATATTTAATGTAAGAAAAAAGTTCTTTTGATTTTAAATTCATTGTATAAAAAAGTCCTCATCTTTATTTAGATAAGGACAAATTTGAATAATGTATTATTTATATCATACATCTCCATCGTTTCTATTTTCCGATTTATGAACTGAGAATGTTCCTTCGGGATAACGAGCACTTAATTTTTGATAATTGATTTCAAGAATTTCTTCAAAATTAGTATCAAGAGCCATACATGCTTGAGCGATATACCAACAGATATCACCAAGTTCACGTTTCATGTGAAAAACATTATCCTCATTATAAGGTTTTCCTTGCAGTAGAATTTTCTTTACAATCTCAGTAAATTCACCTGCTTCTGCACTAATACCAAGAGCAGCAGTTAGAAGACGAGATACATCAACATCATCATTTACTTCCAGTTCAGTCATGCGTGAAAGAAGTTGTGCAAAATCTTTACTTGCTGGACTTGTAGTGTCTCTAACAAAATCAATATATTTGTTTGTATCAATAACTTGTTCCATTAAAATTTAAATTCCTCGAATGATTTTTTTACGGGTGATGAACTTTTATTATACTCTAGATCTTGTCCACTGTCAACTATCTCTTTTTGTGCTGACTGATCAACATCATATAGTCTCATCTTTGCTCTATCAATTCCTAAAACGAACCTCTTAAATATTGTTGGATCATTATAACGATTCTTAAGTTGTTTGATCATAATCTGTCCAAGGTTTTCTAGTTCTTCGGATGATATTATAGCAAACATCAAGTCAGCAGTAGCAGGAAGTCCAAATGATTCTGATGTGTCGGTTAATTCAACATCTGATGAACTATTATGAGTTAGAATATCATTCGCATAGAACAAGTGATTTCCAGATACTTCAATATCTACCATTTCTCTTTCATCAAGTTCTTCAATTTTTATAATTTTTTTTAGCATCATAGAGTTCTTACCTTCTCATATTATAACAAAACCACTCACAAAAATCAAGGTGAGTGGTTTAATTGATTTTTTTATTTTTTAATCAACCAACAATACTCTCTCTCCAATCTTCACTCATATTCACCATAATTGCTTCTGCTGCTTCTTGAGTATCAGCATAACCCTCATCAAGAAGGTGTGATAGAATGATGTTGTAGAGGTCAAAACTATCAGCAAGTCCAATTCCTGCTATTCCGTATCTTGCTCCACCTCCTATCTTATAGTCACGAGAACGAGCAGCAATTGGTTTTGAATTTGGATCATCAGTTACATCTGGTGCAGAGTTTCCTCCACCACTTTTCAATTTAAAATTTGCTTTACGATAATTAAGATCATCCCTTTCCGAAGAAGATAATTTCTTAACATTTTGTGGTTTTGCTCCTGGCGGAGTTGGAGCATCTTTGAAAAAACGGGAAACATAAGAAGCAGGACCGTTTCTCTCATTTCCAGAAATGCGTTTACCACCATCTGAGCGTCCTGCCATATACTCAGTTGGTGTTTGACCATGCCTTCCAGTATAAAGGTTTGGATTAGATGGCGATGCTTCATCAAGTTGATAAACCTGACTATATGCTTCTTGAAGGGCACGAAGTTCTTGCGAGTTCATTTTACAACTACTTTTTAGTTATTTATATTCTACCTCTCCTCCAACCATTTTCCAAAAACATTTCCAATTCATCCTGTTTTACAAACTTTCTTTCATTCAATTCAGTATTAGAAATCCAAACTCTACCAGAAGAGGATTTAGCAATATTTTTTCTGTGCTCCTGTGATAGTTTTTGCCCTCTCTTACTTTCAGCAATTTTGTCTTTTGTTTCTTGGGAGTGATTTGTATTAAACTTTTTATAAAGTCCAAGAGAGTATCTATGTTTTTTAGTTTTTATCATTTTCTCTTTTGATTGCGAGGAAAAACTTATTCCATAGTTCCACACTCTTCCATTTTTAATGTTCTCTTCTATCTGCTCTTGATTTGCTCCGTGATAATGTTTTTCATAATTACAAGTTTCATATCTCATATTATAACCACACCCATCCATATAATGGGATTTATATTTGCGGATATAATAATCTTCTTTTATTCTTGCCTCACTTTCATCAACTTCTTCCATTACTTCAATAGTAAAGTTTCTTTTACCATATTCAATAATAGCATCAGACAAAAGTTTATTACCTTCGTGCCTTCCAAGAGTAATATGTTCTTGCAATCTTCTATCTAATTTATTTTTTGTTAATCCAACATAATACATATATGGATTAACTGCGGTGTTGGTAATTAGATAAATCTTTACTTTCATATCAGTAAGTTATACTACTATTATTTATAAGAAGTATAACTTACACACACTATTCCTTCGTATAAAGACACATTCCCTCCGTCAAACCCCCTTTGATATTCAGTTCCCCACTTTTAGTTGGGAATAAATGCTCTTCACTACAAATAATTTCTTTACCATCTTCTAAAGTAATCTTATAAGATTTCTTTTTGGTTTTAGGAAAGACATTCATCACTTCATTATAACCAGTATTAGAAAGAACCAAATCTCCAACTTGAATATTAGAAATATCTTTCAGTCCTTGCAGTGTTTGAACTTGTGTTTTCAAGTCCAAGCAAAACCCTGAACGTGTAGTCTGTGTAGCACTCATAATAGGAACATTAAACTCTACAGCAAGACCACGAAGTTCCTCTGCAATTGATTTCACATAGGTGTATGAGTTTACTGCGGAACCCTTATACCTAGATGATGCACAAATATTCAAATAGTCTACAAAAATAATATCAGGTTTAAATGATTTTTTCAGGGATAGTTCATTTAACAAGGATTTGAAATGTCCAGAGTGAGCAGATGCTGTGGGATACTCTTTAATAATCAATTTACCTTGCGTTTTTTTAGATAGTTTAGTAATCTTAGTTTCAAAATCACCATGAGACAAGTTCATAAGAGATTGAATATTTACGTTCAAAAGATTTGCATCAATACGTTCTGCAATCTTTTCTTCAGACATCTCCAGAGTGATATACAAAACATTTTTGTTTTGTAGTAAAACAGAACTGGCAAGATGGCACATAAACAAAGACTTACCCACGCCAGTGCCTGCAAGAGCAACATTGAGAGTCTTATTAGGAAGACCACCTTTTGTGATTTTGTTGAAGAAATCCAAATCAAAAGGAATTTTCTCTTCTTCCCTATGATAGAACTCGAATCTAGATTCAAAGTCTTTAATGTAGTCATGTCCTATATTATGATCAAACGACACCGATAATGCTTCACTTAAAATATGTGGGATAGCATCACGATTTTGTTTCTCAGATTCATCATCAGCAATTTGAATCGATTCCATCAATGCCAAATAAATGGCACGATCACGACACCACTTCTCAGTAGTATCAAGTAACCATTGATAATCCGAAGAGTTATCACTAATATTTTCTACAATTTGATTTGAATCTGCTAATTCAGAATCAGAGATGTCTTTACGATTATCAAGTTCAATATGTAAAATTTCTTTAGTGATCATTTTACCATACTTCACCACAAATTCACAAACAGTTTCAAAGACGACTCTTTCTTTTTTGTCATTGAAATATTGTGTCTTTATAAAAGGAAGAACTTTTCTACAGTACTCCTCATTATAAATCAAATTTGATATGATGGTAGTTTCAATCCTCTCCATCAATTCTCACTTCAGAATTTCCATAACTGTACTCGCTTCTTGCAATTAAGTCAAGTTTTTTCATGACTTCTGGAGTAAAATATTTTTCAGTATTTTTCAAAATTTCTTTAGCATAAATTTTCTTACCATCCATTTCATAACGTCCTGCTACATTTTTCCAGAGTCCACCAAGTTCACCAAGTTCCAGAAGACCGTAGTAACGATCAAGACCGCGCTCATCATAATACAGACGGATTTCAACATCTTGATTCTCCTTACTTAAACGGGACTTTTGAGTCTTTGCCCTGATAATGTTTCCAATAACTTCCGTTCCATCTTTTTCTTTTGACTTAGAAAGATAGATAATTGTGGATGAGGCATATTGCAATCCAGAACCACCAGACATTTGCTTACCACCATAAAGACTCATACTATCATATGTGTGATTTGTCACTAGCATAGGAATCTTTGCCTGACCCAGTTTGAGAGTCAGCATACGGAAGGCACCTTTGATAAGTTGTGCCTTCGTCATATCACGGGTATCCTTCTCTGCCAAAGCATCATTAATTTCTTTATTGGTAGAAAGCATTCCCAGAGAATCTAATACAAAGATACAGGGGTTTCTTTCATCCTCTTTTTTCTTAAGGTAAATATCAACTGCCTTAAGTGCTTTTGTGCGGAATTCCTCAACAGTGACTACATTGACAACCACCAGACGATTTGTGTCAACTCCCCTACTTTCCAGAAGGGATTTTGTGATTGCTGCTTCAGTATCAAAATACAAACAATATCCAGTAGGATTATTATCAAGGAAATTCTTAACGACGGCAAGACTGAAGAAAGTTTTTCCAGTAGAAGTTTCCCCTGCGATTGCAGTAATCTTGTTCCCAGAAACACCACCAAAGATACTCCCACTGACAAGAGCATTAAATATGTACGAACCTGTGTCCACATAAGTTTCAGTTTCATCAATGTCTGACGCCAATTGGGTGTATTCTCCACCAATCTCCTTTACAATATCTTTTAAAAAGTCCATGATTTTTATACAAAAAATGATTCTAGAGTGGAACGTTCTTTATAATCCCATCCAATACAATTAAGAATGGATTTTAGGGGATCTAAAAATGATTTTTCAAATTGCAATTCATAATCAATGTAATTATCAATTCCAATTTCAGTTGGAAATCTTTGAATGAATGCGATTACGTTCTCATGAATTGGGTTTGGTTTTTTCAAATAGCAGAATTTTATCTTCTCCCCATTATGGATCAAAGCATACTTTTTGTCAAGCCCCCCATTCTTAATATAATGATTATATAGAAGTGCCCCACGAACATGAATTGGAGTTCCTTTGGAATAAATCTCATTCACACTTCTATACTTAACAACATCTGATACTGATCTTGGAAATGAAATTTCTTCCGGAGAAAGTTTGTTGAATTCACTTTTACATTTAGAAATAAATTTAATCATATCACTTTCGGTGCCCGCCATAATAACTTTGAGGGCATCCTTAATCATCTGGCGACATGATGCTGGAGTTGATGATTTAACTGCTTCAATACCCATCATCTTAAGTTTAGGTTCAGAATATCGAACACCCTCACTATCATAAACATTAAGAATATATCTTTTTTTAGCAATCCAAATTCCACGATCAGCAATGCACTCACGCTTCATCTGCATTTTTTGTTGATATGCGTTTAGGTATTTTGCCAATTCTTCATAAGAACTTTCAATATACTTTTCAAGTTCCACTTGACAGATCTTATCAAGGAACGAAACAACGCCTTCAGTAGTTTTCTCTCTTCCCTTGTATACAGTTTCAACCAGAGGACCCATATTAAGATAGATGGAGTCAGTATCAGAAGCAATAACATAATCAAAGTCCTTAGTTTTAAGAATTTTATTCATATACTTATTCAGTTTTGCTTCAATCCAACGGATTGCAACTTGACCGGAAGTTGTAATGGCCTCAGCATTTTCAAGTTTATAATACCTGAAGTATTGATTACCTACAGCACCATAAGCAGAGTTGAGTTGAATTTTTTTTGCTAATTGAAAAATCTTTGCCTTAGCAATAGTATTTTTTAATGAAGGATCTTTAGTTTTTTCATATTCTTGTTCAGTAGCAATTTGTAATTTTTTCCAGTTTACACGTTCATCATATTTTGATTGCATAAGTTGAGGAAGAAATCCATAGATATCTTTCCGATACATTGCTCCATTCGGACATATTGCATAATCATCCTCAAGATCAAATTGGAAAGTTTCGTTTAAAACTTTATTCACTGAAATTGAATGATGCTTTCCCTCTACAAGAGTTTCAGGACTTATATTGAATTCCATAATCAGGTGTGGGTATAGGGAGTTCAAGTCAAAGTTTACAACCCAATTATAGATCCCTGGAACTGGTTCTTTTACATATGCACCTTCATACTTATCATCTTTAGACGTATCCTCTTTAGGTGGAATTACAATGTTTCTCTTCTTTAAATAATTATAAATGATAGCATCCCAAGTTCTTACTTGATAAAACACATCATTGAAATTAACTTTAGCATCGAACGCCATCGTAATGGCAAGTTCGATAAGTTTCATTTTATCCTCAAGACGATCTACAAGTTGCACGTCCTTGATATTATATTCAATATATTTTTGCCAATCTTTCGTATAAAACTCTTTGAATGTTTCATACTCAGTGTGATCTAATTTTTTCTCATCAAGTTCAACAAACGCAATGTGATCTAATGAATATCTTTCCTGATTAGTATAAGTAAACTTCTTATACAATTCAAGATAATCTAGAATAGTAATTCCACCAATATCACATATAATATGGTTTTGTCCCTTAATATACGTCTCATCCTGAGTTACAAGTTTCCAAGGAGAAATTCTTTTCATCTCCCTAGTACCCAGAACTTTCTCAAGTCTACCAATTACATATGGAATATCATAAAGAGAACAGTTCCATCCAGTAATAACTTCGGGGGGATTCTCTTCTAACCACAACAAAAGTTTATTCAACAGTTCCTTCTCACTCCAACATTCAAAATATTGAATATTAGGATCTGTGTTTTGAAATTGGCCTATTCCCCAGGTGAATATTTTCTTCGTATTATAGTCCTGAATAGTCACTGCTAGAATCTCTTCTATACATTCTTGTACAGTGGGAAATCCATTTTCAGAAGCAACCTCAATGTCAATGGTCACAAGTTTAATCTTACTTAAATCAAACTTAATTTCATCCTCAGGATATTGATCCGAAATGTATTGATAGATGAATCGATTGTTACCGTATATGTTAAAGTTTTCTACATCCTTATATTTTTTATAAAACTCTCTACAGTCTTTTACCGAACCAGGTTGAATTGGTTCAACATAATTACCCTCAAGAGTTTTATATTTTGTTTTATTATTTGATGGTAGAAACAAAGTTGGAGAATACTTCTCCCTAGTAGTAAAGTGCCTACCATTGTCATATCCACGAACTAGAAAGTCGTCTCCGACCATCTGAACATTAGTATAAAATCGCAATTAATTACTCCGTTGCTTGGATATACGCTTCCAGAAGTTCTGGTTTAGGTTCTACTATTGTAACAATATACTCAGAGAAAATCAAAATTTCGTCATCATTTGTAAACTCCTTCCAGGGATAAATTTCGTATTTGCATTGAGGCAAACTGTTTCCAATTCTCACAATAGGAGCATCTTCAAATGAAGTATCCTCTGAACGACTCTTAAAATCAAATGTAGTATCAATTTGATATGGTTTAATTAATTTACAATTAGGTAAATTCAATTCATAATCTACAGATAATTCTTGAACTTCAGTTATCAACCAATAATGATTCCTCAGCAAGATACACTTTATTACTTTCTCCGGATTCTCCTCCAGTTCCTCCATCATGTCTATCGTTTCCTCTTCCATCTCTTTTCTCCAAATAAGAATTTATAATATCAGAATGTGCATTGTAATGAGTTACCACCCAGTCGGTAGGAATGAAAAATTCCTTATCAATAGATAGTGGTGCCCAAGGATAATATAGAACAGAAATTGGAGGTCGTTTTTCTTGATTCTGTTCCAACAAAACGCTTGGTTCAGTTATTTTAATGACATAAGGTTTTGTAAGTTTGTACGCAATAACTTTTTCATTTCCATTTTCGTCTGGAAGCATTACTTCATGAACATCTGAAATAATGTCTTCTCCAGACTTAAGCATAGTAATCTTAATAGACATAATTTTCTAGTGATAAACTTTGGTCTTCTATTTTCGTAATGTAACTTGATAATTTTTCAAGATACCCATTGTTTCGCAATTCTTTAAATACTAAGTTTTCTATTGAAAACTCTCCGCCTTTGCGAATTGCTGACGAGCGCATCTCTCTAATTTTTTCCTTCAGTTTTTTGAACTCATCTAGATCATCAGATCTGTTACTAATTAGGAAATCTATCTTGTCCATCATAGCACGAGTTTTTCCCTTTAGCAAGGTCTTGTCAATTCCCTTTGACATTTTCTTAGGAGCAACCAACCATCTATCGTATTTTACAGAATAAACACCCTGATCAGCAGGTCTCTTCAAACCTTCTTCTTCGGCATATAATTCAACATCATGATTATAAATTTTGATGTCGTGAGTTAATGCCCACAGTTGTTTCTTATCCTTTAAAAATTCATCTATAAGATCTGGACAATCTGGTAATTTTGTTTTGTCAACGACTAGATGAAGATCTATATCAGAAAATTCTGTGTAATTATAATTGGCATTACCCCCTACAAATATTATATCCTTGATCGATTCTTCTGAAATGTTTGAAAATTTTGCCCACTCTCTTGCAATTCGAATTAATCTCATTTTAACTTTTGAATCTAATTTATTATTAGACCAAAATTTAGGATTGAGCGTATCGTGATATTTGTAGGTGAGTTTTTGATCAACAAACTCCTGTAAGTGCATTTTTAGTTTTACTTAGGAAAAAGGGGAAGGTTGATGATTCTGACCACCCCTTCCCCAGCGGCAACGGTATTCAATTATATTTAGATGTAATCTTTTCGAGTGTGATGTTCTGGGACAATCTTTCCTAGTCGAATGACAAGTAGTCCGTCTTCAAAGGTGACTTCTCGGACTTCGGTATCATCGGAGAGAGTCCACGCCCGTTTAAAACTTCGTTGAGCCAGACCCTTGTGGACAAACGTCCTATCCGATTCTGTATCTGATTTTTGCCCTTCGACAAAAAGTTTTCCATACTCTGTGAAGACATTTACTTCCCCCTTTTTGAATCCTGCAAGTGCAATCTCTAAATGAGATTCAACACTATTTACTTGAATTAAATTATAAGGTGGATAATTATTTGTAGTTTCGTGAAGATTAAACAGACGATCAAAATATTCGTCCATTCCAATACTGTTGCGTGTAATCCTATCCATTAAGGCAGGGAGATCCGACGCAGTATAACGTGCAAGGTTAGTCATTATGGTAGCTCCTTAAAAGCGAGTTTATGTTTTGTGGACCCCGAAGGCATCCAAACATATTTATAGCACGGATAATAAAAAAACGGGGTAGTGATCCCCGTATTTTTTTTATTCCTCAACAGCAACTTTCTTTTTGCCAATATTATACTTTGGTTCAAGAATCCAATCACCCTTGTCTTTAAAAGCAAGAACTTTTATTTGATTAAGGGGTGCAACATTTTGAATTTTTGTAGGATCAACAGGAGTGATTAATCCCCAATCAGCAATGAGTTGAGTAATTGTATTTCTTCTTTGAACATCATTCACAGTTAAATTTGCATGTTTGCCATCCAGAGCAAACAATTCTTTAAAGTGAACAATATAATACTTACCTTGTTTATGTAAAATATGACAAGATTGATAAAGTTTTTTTTCCTTACGAGAAGCTACTCCAATGCGAGTAAGAGTTTCTCTCACTTTCAAAAAATCATCAGGTTCACTTAAAATAATTTGAACCATTTGATCTTGAGACCAATCTACTAGGGACTCAATCACCACACTCATCTTATACCTCCAGTATCCAATTTGGATTTAATGTTTTCTAGTTGTTCTCTATTTAGAATACTCAAAGATTGCTTTGCTTTTTCATTACTATATCCATAGTATGATTTAACTAGTTCAAGATCTTTGATTTTTTCTTTATGCATCCAAGGAGAAAATCTTTTCTTGGACCTAATAGTATTTAGATAAAAATCATATTGTAACTTTTTATCTAGATGTGAATTTATATTCATCTCATTTGAGTACATAATAGTATCAACAAATCCAGATAAACATCTATTAACAATATACGAAGGGTATTCTTTTTCGGATTCCACATCCTCTTGAATAATGTTAATTTTAGATTGATTGATTGATGCCATCCAATCCTTTAGTTCATAAGTCATCGTATAATCTCCAAGTCTTTTCCAAGTTCCCAAAGTTCAAGTTCTGTTCTAAGTTTGTTGCCTTGAAGCAACTTATAATACCTTTGTGTTGCCTTGACTCTCCACCATTCAATTACTTCTTCAGGTTCATATCCAAATTTTGAAAGGTAATACCTTTTCTTTTCAGTAAGAGACTTAGCATGTTCAATGCATTTTCTAAACTCATCTAATTTCAAATCGTCCTGAAGAGACTTTATAATAATTGAAATCATCTTAGTTTGAATTTTCAATTTCTTTGAGGACTTATCTGCTGAAATAAGGCGTTCCCCAGCATTAGCATTATGATTAAACCACCAAAACATTTCACGAAAATAATCGTCATGAAATAAGGGGAGAAATTTACTTTCAGTATCTCCTATATGTCGAATATAAGGTTTAAGACCATCATACATGGATACTCCTTTTGTTGTACCGTATAGTGAAGTTGTTTCAAAGTAATGTAAATCAGTTCCATACTTTGCATCAAATTGTCGTTTGAGTTCATTGGAAGATGCTAACAGTGCTAGAAGTTTTCCACCAAGATAATTGTATCCAAATGGTTGAACGGGAACAATATTAAATCCCATTACAAATTCTTTATTAATTACTTCAAGAGGAAGAACCTCACCAAAGTATTCGTTTCTTGGTTTGGAATTAATTGTAGGAGAACCAAACCTAATTACACCCATTATTGTATCCGTAGTATCTTCAGTAACAATCCATTTTATCGTTCTTCCAGGAATTGCTTCTTCAATTGCATTTGATGCAGTTAGATTGAGAATTTCAGAATATAGATCTTGATTGTACTTGGATTTTGGTTTTGAACTAGTATCAACTTGATGAATAGAAAACTTCATTTCATTGGGAGAAATGTTGAAATTGGAAAAAATTTCATCCTCAGGTCCAAATAATTTACCAGGAGAATTCATTAGTCTACTAGTTTTTACAAATCGCATGTAGTCATCAATGCGATTGAATTTAGAATAATATTCTATAAATTGATCTGCCGCCCATATGGCGTTTTCAGGAGATAACATTATTATTCAATTAAAAATCTATTGTCCTAGACTCATAACAAAATGTTACATCATCATTAGTCATTGGAGTCACAATGTACTGTTTTTCATATTCTAGCAGATTTTTAGGGGTGTCAATCATATTAGTGTCCAAAGGAACTGTTTCCGACC